ACTTATCTCATGGGCATTAAACCACGTCGTCACAAAATGCTCAGGTATTCCTAACATTAGGAATAATTTAAACTGAACATCATGATGTAATCTTCCTTGAGACTTGTCAAACTTTGAAAAATCGATCTCTTTAAAGAACTTTGACATTTCAAGTTTTGCGGGATCCATTTGGAAAATCTGGTGGTACTTCCCTGTGGGCACAGTAAATTTCGATTTCAACACATAGAGTAATCTAACCATAGCACACAGAAAATAAGGTGAAGTCATCATGACCACACCCTTTTTATGATATGTTATGGTAGCAGGAATGGGTCTTTCAATGTGTAGAGAATCTTCTTCCACAGGCTTCAAAGTTGTCTTGATCATATGCATGTACTTGTCAAGAGCAACCAATGGAATTGGACCTTTATACTCGGTCAATGGGGGATTCTTATTCTCGATATACTGATTGAAATAATGAACTTCTTCACCAGATATCGGTAACAGTTTGGATAACCTCGTCTTATCGACGACATGTGTCATAAATCGGTTAACACATCGATTTAGCACATCATTATGATCAAACTGACTCTGTAACTCAGGGACGTTCATGTTGCGTTTTTTCACCGCCAACAACGTTTCTCGCTGAGTCGGTACTCTATGAGACAAACCACCAACAGACAGTGTTGGCATCAATCGGGTGTCGGATCCCTTACTCCAGTCGTTGAAGACGGACAAATCGAGATCACAATTGGTAACTTCAAGATCTATGTCGTGGGTTTCAACCCACTCTTGGAAAAACTTATCATCAACACTGTGGTGGTTCGGAAACAATTCATCGACGGCATTTTGAATGACGGAAGGATCAGGTCTAACTTGAACAACCTTGGGTTTCCATTTTGAAATTCCAATGGACCCGGAACAATATTCAACGTGACCACAATTCCTTAAATCCGCATCAGCAGTTATATCGGGTGCAACAGACTCATCGGCATCAACCCAACGATGGTCCTGAATCAGACCATCATCATCAGCCATGAATTCAACACATGTGACACTAGGACTCTCAACGTTCAACATCGGAATGTCCTGAATAGTCTCCATGTGGTCCTCAAAAGACGTGTCAGTAACATCACCCCATGACACGCCTTCGGGAACATAGCTGGCATTCGACACGAGATTATAAATCTCGTTAGTCGGTACCACAACATCACAACAATCGACTGCACACGTACTGGTGTAATCCACCTCGAGATCATCATAAGGAAGATAAAAGGGATCAATCTCCCGCGGAGAAAGCTCTTCATCCTCCTCATCAAGATCGGAATAACCAGGGATCAATCTGGCTACGACCATACCAAACGTACAATCGATTGTCGCGAAATCAAATTTCGCAGTGTGTTCGACAACAAATTTGAACAAGAACATGTTAACCCATTCTCTAAACATGCTCGGTTCAACACCAAAAGACTGGATGAATTCCAGTCGGCTACTCAAGGCCAAGACGATGAGGTTTTCTTTAACATAATCCATTACGGAGGTTTTGCCTAAGAT